GACCCGACCTTCGACAACTTCGGCAACCCGATCACCTTCGACCCGCTTGAGTAAATCACTTTCGCAATTCGCGAATGACTTAAGGCGCCTGCCTACCGTGCTCGCGCATAAGGTCGCGGCCGAGGTCGCGCCCGAGATCACTGCACTGGCGAAGGAGTCCTTCGATGGTTCGCAGACACCAGATGGGATTCCGTGGGCGCCTGGAGTCGATGGGCAGAAAGTCAAACTGCACAAGACCGGCGCCCTCGAAGAGCAGATCCATTACGTCGCGGTCGGCACCAAGCTCCGCGTCGCTCTCGGCGTTTCTTACGCCCGATTTCAGATAGGCAAGCGCCCGGTCTTCCCGCGCCAGTCCGGGCAGCTCCCGGCGAACTACATCCGCGCGATCGAGCGCACGGCCGTGCGCGTCGTGAAGCAGGAGACTGGCTTGTGAGATTCTTGGCTGAGCAGGTCCAGACCCTCCGCTGCCTGCACGCGCTTCAGAATGCCGGGATCCTGGAGCAGCGCCTCGATGCGGAGTACCAGGTGCGCTGGCACCTGGCCAAGGGCGGCGAGAAGAAGTTCAAGAGACTGAAGAGGGAACTCGGCATTGCTGCATGAGATCGGCGTAGAGCTGGCCGCGCGCATCGGCTCGAAGGGTTGTCCCTTCGCGGTGTACGACGGCCCCGAGCGCCGCCCAACGACGACTTTCGGTCGCGAGCGCATCGTGATCGAGCACGACCCTAACGGTGACTCGTTCCCTCCCAGGCACCGCGCGGACACGAACCCGCGCACGCGTCTGACCCGAGTCGTCGGGGTCAAGGTCACGATCTACGCCCAGGCCGCGACGAAGGGCTCGATCTACTGGGAGCACAAGCGTCGCGCCGAGCACGTCCTAGACATGGTCCTATGCGGTCTCGACGTGGTCGTCAAGGAGCGCGCGAACATCCTGACTTTCCGGTCGGGCAAGTTCGTGGACCCGCCCGACTTGAAGCCGAGCGAGACACCCGGCGGCGCGGTCTACGAGCTCTTCGTTACGATCGACCGCGGCGTCTCGGACAGGAACTGGGACGGCACCGCTGGCCCGACCGCGACAGTCACGCCGCAGCTATTCGGCGGCCCGGCACTGGTCTTCACGGCCGCGAGCCACACGATCGCGCGCTCTTTCGGCTCCTGGCTCCTGGACGGGTTCGCGGTTGGACAGAAGGTGATCGTGTCCGGCACCGCGAGCAATAACGGCACGGTCGGCCCGATCACGGCGCTGACCGACTCTACGATGACTTTTGGCTCCGGCCTCGTGAATGAGAGCCCGGCCTCGGCGATGGTCACGGGCACCGGCACCGTCGTCCACAATACATTCCAAGTGAACGAGTCCGGCGAGACGACCGAGACCGCATGACAAGGATCGATAATGGCTAACCTTCCCAATGCTACCTTGGTCGTTGACGAGTCCTCGGGCTCCTTCACGGCCAACACCGACTACGTGACCGTGCTCGGGTGCGTCACGCAGAACGCGGACTCGCTGCCGCGTCTCTGGGCCTCGAGCCAGGACCTGCTCGCGTTTCATGGATATGCGCCGGGCGTCGACTACACCGCGCTCCACTTCCTGAAGACGGGCAAGCCTGCGGTCTTCGTCGGCATGCCGATCACGACCCAGGGCGTGATCGGCAGCCAGGACACGACCGGGAACACGGGCACCTCGACGGTCGGCGTGACCGCCGGCTCGAACGGGCCGCTGGACCAGGTCCAGGGCATCGTCACGGTCGCTAGCATCCTCAGCGGCGCGACCGGGGCCGCAGTCTCGACCGGCACCGTCGGAACTGACCAGGTCGTGCTGAATCTCTCGATGGACGGCGGCAAGTCGACCCAGCCCGTGCGTCTCGGCACGAACACGAGCTACGCGATCCCGCAACTCGGTCTCACGATCAGCTTCGGACCCGGGACCCTGAACGTCGGTGACAGCCCGCTGACCTTCGTCACTACCGCCCCGATGTGGGGCACGACCGCGATGTCGACCGCGCGCCAGGCCCTGGCCGCGCAGCAGACGCAGTCGCGCTCCTGGATGGTGATCGGCGACGTGCCGAACAGCACGTTCGCGAACTACGTCGTAGCCGAGGTAAATAACTACGAGACGGTCAACGAGCGCTACGTCTACGCTCGCGCGCAGGTCCCTGACCGGCTCCCGCTCGCGAAGAAGTCCAAGCCGACCGTCGCGATGGTGGGCGGGCCCAGCATCACTTTCGACGGGGTCGGGCACACGATCACGCGCGCGTCCGGTTCCTTCCTGACCGACGGCATGGCCATCGGAGACATGGTGACGGTCAGCGGCAGCACGCTCAACAACGGCGTCCTGGGGCCGATCTCGAATCTGACCGCGACCGTGATGACGTTCGCGGGCGGGGTCGTAACCGAGGGGCCCGACGCTTCCGGCGTCGCGATCATCGCGTCGGAGCAGGTCACGTTCGCGGCTGCAGGCCACACGATCACGCGAGCTGGACCGCTTGCCGGCAGTTGGATCAGCGACGGCTTCGCGATCGGTCAGAGCATCACGATCACAGGCACGGCCAGCAATAACCTCACGCTGACGATCACGGCGCTTTCGGCGACTGTGATGACGTTCGCGTCCGGGCTCGTCAACGAGGGTCCGGACATGGGTTCGGCCGTCTCGGTCAACCAGAACCTGACGATGGGCGCCTGGATCTCGGCTCAGACCGCAGCCTTCGCCGCGGTGGATGCGCAGAAGCGGGTCGACCTAGGTGCAGGGCGCGCGTACGTTCAGTCCCCGATCACGGGCTGGATTTTCCAGAGGCCGGCGCAGTGGGCCGTTTCGACGCGCGAGTACACGCACGACGTCCAGATCCCGACGTACCGCAAGGATGACGGCCCTCTCGACGGGTTCGTCATCACGGACGCGAACGGGAACAGCGTCCTGTTCGACGACCGAAGCCCGAGCACCGGCGGCAGTGCTGGCGGCGTCGCCGGGCGCTTCACGTGCCTGCGCTCCTACGGCAACGGTCCTCTCGGCGCGTTCGTCGCGCTGTCACTCACTCGTGACACCGAAGGGGCGATCCTGTCGCGGACCCACAACATGGCCGTGACTAACCTCGCGTCCCTGGTCGTGCAGCAGGCGACCGAGCAGGCGATCGGTCAGGTCCTCGAACTCAATGCCAACGGCACTGCCACGCCGGCCGCGCTAGGCCTCATCGAGAAGCGCGTCAATAAGGCGCTTCAGATCAACTTGCTGCAAAATTTCGCAGAAGGGAAGAGGTGTAGTAGTGCAGTTTGGCAGGCCAGCAAGACTGACGTACTCAGCACGCCTGGGGCGTTGTTCAATGGGACCCTGGATCTGGTCCTGGATGGGACTCTTGAGCAGCTCAAGACCCGAGTCCGCGTGAATCCTGGAGTCTGATAATGAGCAATCAAGCATACCCCTCTCTGAATGACATTGAGCCCTCGTGGGCGGATATTTCGGTCACGGCGCAGATCAATGGGATCGGTGTCGGATTGATTCAGATGGCCGATATTTCGGCGATCAAGTGGTCGCGAAAGAACGAGGTCGGGCAAAAACGCGGAGCTAGCGGTGGGCGAGTGATCTCCCAAACCACTGGTCAAGGCTCGCAAGAGGCTACCTGGACCTTGTATCGCAGCGGGAAACGGAATTTGATCCGTGCCCTTGCTCAGGTCGCCCCTCGAAGGGGAAATCAGGCCCGCATCTCGCTTGTATCCTTCGATGTCGTAATCCAGCACACGCCGCCTGGGAGCTTCGACATCTTCGAGGCCTGGCTCAAAGGTTGCCGATATCTCGGCGACAGTGATGACAATAAAGAAGGGTTTGACCCGGACAAGGTTGAGATCACACTCAACCCGGTCGAGATCGCTGACGTGGTCGACGGTCTAGAGATCGTTCTACTGTAAAGGGAGAAAATATGTCTGACACGCTTCTTGCTGACGCTACTGACTGTGAGAACAAGGCCCAGGCCTTCTCGAACGCCGCGATCAAGTCCCAGGCTGATGCGACGACCGCCGCGAACTCTATCGCGGCCATGAAGCAGGCGCACGCCGACCTGCAGACCGCGATCGCCAAGGTCGTCGCCGATGCGCAGGCCCTCGACACCACGCCAGTCCCCGCGCCCGCTCAGGCAAACACGGCGGCTGCCTGATCATGGCTACTCTTGAGGAGATCGAGGCGCGTCGGTCCGAGCGAAAAGCCGCTTCGGACAAGGCTCGCCTCGAGCAAGAGACGAGGGACATGGAGGCGATCGACGCGCTCGAGGCCGAGGCGAACGAGTCGCTGCATACGATGACCGCGAACGGCTTCAAGCTGGGCGTCCCAGTCAGGGTCGCCTTCCGCCCGCCGACCGCGGTCGAGTACAAGCGTTACTGCGATGGTGTGTCTCGGTCAGAGAAGAACCCGGTCGAACGACGCAAGGTGCAAGAGCAGCTCGCGCACGTCTGCTGGGTCTACCCGGCCAAGGATGCGCCCGAACGCGCGGCCGTGCTCGAGGCCTTCCCGGGAGTCCTGATCTCGCTGGCGATCGAGGTGGCGAATGTCGCCGAGATGCGAGGCGAGGAAGAGGGAAAAGGCTAAAGGACCGGGTGCGCGAGGCGCAGCACTCGCCCTATGTCCTCTCGCAGTGCCTCGAAGCGTGGCTGCGCCCGGAAGAGACCGACGACTCGCAGCGCGATGCGCGGGCGGGCAAGTTCGTGGTCGCGGAGACTATCCAGCTCGTGCGCGGGTATCTGACGAAGAAGTAAATGACCGACAACGAGACATCCTTCACGATCGACATACCGGTCAAGGGCCAGCCTGGCCTCGACGCGGCGTCCAAGTCGGTCGAGGTCCTGGCCGCGCGCCTCGAGTCGGCCTCGAAGGCCGTGAAGGCCCAGGACTCGGCCTACCGCGAGGCCGAGCGCACGGCCGACCGCGCGGCGAAGGCCTACGAGCGCGTGGGGCTGGCCATCAACGCGCAGCGCGGGAAGCTGCAGCAGGCGAATGATTCCGGCACGGCCAAGCAGCAGGAGCGCGCCGCGACCGTGCTGGCTAACCTGATCGCGCGCCAGGGCGAGCTCGCCAGCGCGACCGAGAAGGCCAAGAGTAAACTCTCGGACGAGGCCTCAGCCCTGGACAAGGCCAAGGAATCGGCGAAGAAGGTCGCGGCCGAGCTAAAGGCCGCGCAGGACGCCGAGAAGGACCCGCCATACGAGAAGATCGCCCGGGGCCTGCGCAAGCTCGGCGGACCTCTAGCGGATGTCGGTGACAAGGTCGCGAGCGTGGGGTCGGGCTTCTCGAAGCTAAAGGCCAGCTTCGGCTCGAGTGCCGGCGTGATCGTCGGCACGACCGTGCTCATCGTCTCGATGGTGGCCGCGGTCGTCGGCGCGGTCGCGGCCTTCAGCGCGCTCGTCGTCAAGGTTGCCGAGTGGTCGGTCGGCCTCACCGACGCGAACCGCAACTCGCGCCTGCTCGCCCAGGGCATGACCCAGAGTGTGAAGGCCGGCGATGAGCTTTATACGCAGGTTCGCGGGCTCGCGCGTATACTGCCGCTTTCCGTCGAGGAACTCACGGAGATGGGCAAGGGCTTTGCCTACGCCGGTTACCGAGGCAAGGGCCTCTCGAACGCGATCCAGCAGTCGGCTCTGTGGGCCGCGCGGCTCAAGTTCGGGCCCGACTTCCAGAAGGCGATGCTGGGCCTGGACCAGCAGTCCAAGATCTTCAAGCAGAACATCTCGAGCCTGTTCGGTAACCTGAACATAGAGCCGCTCCTCTTCGCGCTGCAGCGCATGGTCTCGCTCTTCGACGAGTCGACGGCCAGCGGGCGCGCGATCAAGGTCGTCTTCGAGAGCATCTTCCAGCCCCTGGTAGACAAGGCCGCGTCGGCCCAGTTCGCGGTCGAAGCCTTTTTCCTCCACATGGAGATCTGGGCACTTCAAGCGCTCATCGCGCTCAAGCCGCACGCGTCGATCCTCGTCGGCCTGGGCAAGGCCTTCTTGATTGTCTCGGCCCTCATCGCCGGGACGATCGCCACGCTGATCGCCGTCGCGTTCGCGCCGTTGGCCGCGTCGGTCGCCGTGGTCGTCGGCGCGGTCTACGCGATGATGCAGGTCGCGAACGTCGGCGTTGCCATGGTCGAGGGCATCGTCAACGGTATCAAGACTGCCGGCCCTAAGATTCTTGCGGCCATGGTTGGCACGGTCAAGAATGCCGTCGATGGGGTAAAGAAGTTTCTCGGAATCGCTAGCCCGGCCAAGGCCACCTATAAGATCGGCTATCAGACCGGTGAAGGTATGGAGGGCGGTATCGTCGACTCGTCAGCCGGCGTGCGCGCTGCCATGGACAAGATGGCCGCGCCCCCTGCCGCGAGCCCGGGCACGGCCTCTGCCGCGAGCGGGTCGGGTCGCTCGCTGAACCTTTCTGGTGCCACGTTCACGTTCAACGGCGTGAAGGATGCCGAGACCGCCGAGTCCCGCTTCGCCGAGGTCCTGACCCGACTCATGGAGGGTGACGCCGCGCAGCTGGGCGCGATGGTGCCGAGCTGATGCCGAACATAATCGACGACGAGGACCTTTATAACGTGATCGTCTTGTCGGGCAAGAAGTCGCCCGGCAAGGTTACGCTGTCGGGGCACGACCGGAAGGTCGTCTGGGACGTGCAGGGCGGCCCATTCCTGAACGGCGCGATCGTCCGGTACAAGTGGACGCCGCCGGTCGAGTTCACCGCGACCTTCTACCTGACCAAGGCCGTGGCCGACGAGCCCGACGACTTCGCGCTCTGGCCCCCGTTCCAGAAGGTGATCGAGGCCACGGTCTCGAACCCGCGCAAGCCATCGGCCGCACCGATCTACCACCCCGACCTGGCCGCGAACGACATCAAGAGCGTGGTCAAGGCCGAGGTCGGTGGCATGGTCTACGACGGTAAGGGCGGCGCGAACGTCGCCGTTAAGTTCCAGGAGTACCGCCCACCGCGCAAGCAAGAGGGAGTGCCCCAGGCCAAGCCGCAGCCCGACCCCAACGCGGCCCTGAAGAAGCAGCTCGAAGCGCTCACGAACCAATACCAGGCAACCCCCTTCGGATGACGGTCAATGCCACGATCAACGGCAACAGGATCACCGAGGCCAGGGTATCCATCCCGGCCTGGGGCGCGTCCTACTGCGACGTCGCGATCGAGGGCGAGGTCTCGATCACCGGTAAGGC